CTGCTCGGCCACCCCAAACCGGAGGGCACATGAGCGATCAGACTGAAGCGGTGAAGTCCTACTACGAACGGATCGGCAGCGCCTTCGACTCCAGCTACGACTGGAATGGTCCGCTCTATCCGTCCAACCGCATCCGCCTAGACATGGCGCTCGAGACGCTCGACAAGACGCTCCGGCAGGGCGCGCGCGTGCTCGACGCGGGATGCGGAACCGGCATCGCGATGGCCGAGCTGCTCTCCCGCGGCTACGACGCCATGGGGTACGACTTCAGCGCCGAGGCCATCCGCGGCGCGCGCCATCGGCTCGGGCCGGATGGCTGGCGCACGTGGGTGGGCGACATGGAGGAGCCAGTCCTGGGCGCCGGCCGGTACGACGCCGCGCTTGTGATCGGCGCCTTCACGCATCCCGTCGACACGACGAAGGCGCTGCGGCACCTGTGGGACGTGCTGAAGCCGGGCGCGCTGCTCGTGGTGGAGCTGCGCAACGAGCTCTTCGACCTCTTCACGGCAAACGAGTTCACGATCCGCAGCCTGCGCCGCTGGCTCCCGTCGTCGCTGCTCGTCGAGGAGGCGCTGGCGAACCTCGAGCAGCGTACCTACCGGCGCCTGCCGATCCCGCCGCGGAGCGAAGCGCAGGTCGCGCACGAGCAGTTTTTCTCCGTGCCGAGCGTGTGGCGCAACCCGTTCACGGTGGACGCGGAGTACCAGGCGGCCGGCTTCAGCGTCATGGAGAAGTGTGGCTTCCACTGGCATGTAGTTCCGCCCGCGTTCGAGTCGCTCGACCCGGCGGCCTTCCGCGCTGAGAGTCTCGCCCTCGAGAAGCATCCGCTCGACTGGCGGTGGCACTTCATGTGCTCGGCATTCCTGCTCACCGCGGTTCGGGATTGAGGGCCCTCCTCCTCGTCGGCAAGAACGAGCACAGCTACCGCTTCATCGCGGAGGCGGCCGAGCGGGTGGAGTCGTTCCGGGCCGTGACCGACCCTGTCACACCGGCAGAGCTGCGCGCCTGGGGCCCGGATGTGATCCTGAGCTACAACTACCGGCATATCGTCGTCCCGGACGTGCTGTGCCAGCCGCGGCTGGGGGCGTGGAATCTGCATCCCGGCGTTCTGCCCTTTGGCCGCGGAGCGCACCCAGTCTTCTGGGCATTGGCGGAAGACGGCCTGGTCGGTGGCACGGTCCACGCCATGACCGCTGGGCTGGACAAGGGTCCTGTGCTCGGATCCTTCGTTGTGACGCCCGAACTGGAGACCGTGCGGCTGCTCTATGACCGCGTCCACGTCATGATGGGCGACCTGTTCTGGTCGCGATGGTGGCCGCGTATCACGGCGGGATCGCCGCGGCTCATATCGCAGCCGGATACCGGCATCTGCCATAGGGCAGCCGACATCGAGCGGTACTGGCCGAGGCTGCTGGACGGCTGGGACACGGCGGTCGGGGTCGTGCAGGGACTTGGCCTCGACCACGCGACCGCGCATGGCTGAAAATTTCTCTTGCAACTCGTTTTCGAGGACACGTAACACGTAGCAGACAGTTGAGAAGTCCGGCGTCGGCCCACCGGGTTTTGACCCGCGCACCGCCGCCGACATCGTGTGTCTCGCCTGTTCTGACGGGCGCAGCGCACCGGGGACCACCACTTCAACGGGTGGTCCGCCGCGTGGGCTGCGCCCGTTGCGTTTCTGGCCCCCGGCGGACCGAGGGGGCCACGATGAGCCTGAAGGCGGACCTGCAGGAAAAGCGCAACCGTGCCGCGTTCCAGTCCAAGGAGATCCTCGACCGCGCCGCCAGCGACGGCCGCAACCTGACCGTCGAGGAAGAGCAGCGCTTCGACGCGCTCCACGCGGAGCTCGACAAGCACGACGCCGACATCCGGCGCATCGACCAGCAGGACGCCGCCGACAAGCGCGCCGAGGAGTCCGAGGGCCGGAAGACTTCGGCCAGTGGGCCGGAGCGCCGGGAGTCCCGCGGCGACGGCTACGCCGGCAACGCGGCGCGCCGGCTCGAGGCGGGCCGCAAGGACCAGGATCTCGCCTTCCGCGCGTGGTTCCTCAACGCTGTGGGTGCCGCCACCGACGAGGGCCGCGCCGCCGCCCAGCGGGTCGGGATCGATCTGAACGCGCAGAAGATGCACATCCGCTTCAACACCCAGCCGCCGGCGGACCTGCGCCAGGCGAAGGCGTGGGAGAACGGTACGGAGCTGCGCGCCCAGACCATCACGACCACGGGCGGCGGCTACACCGTGCCCGACTCGCCCATGGGCGCGATCGAGACGGCGCTCCTGCAATTCGGTGGGATGCGACAGGTCTCGAGCGTCCTGCGCACCGACTCCGGGTCGCCGCTGCCGATCCCGACCTCGAACGACACGTCGAACAAGGGCGCCATCCTGGCGATCAACACGCAGATCTCCGGTCAGGATCTCGTGTTCGGGCAGCTCGTCCTGGATGCCTACAAGTACACCTCGAAGCTGATTCTCGTCCCGATGGAGCTCCTGCAGGACACGGCCATCAACATCAACCAGTACGTGGGCGCCCGCCTCGGCGAGCGCATCGGCCGGATCCTCAACGACCACTTCACGACTGGCACGGGCTCGGGCGAGCCCAACGGTGTGGTGGCAGCGTCGACCCTCGGCAAGACGGGCATCACCGGCCAGACGGCCACGATCATCTACGACGACCTGGTCGACCTCGAGCACTCCGTCGACCCGGCCTACCGCGGCAACGCCCGATGGATGATGCCGGACGCGCTGCTCAAGGTCATCAAGAAGCTGGTCGACGGCAACGAGCGGCCGCTCTGGCAGCCGGGCCTCGCGGGCCTCGCCGCCGGGACGCCCGACACGATCCTCGGCTACCCGTACACGATCAACCAGTCGATGGCCACGCCCCAGGCGTCGGCCAAGACGCTCCTGTTCGGCGACTTCTCGAAGTACCTGATCCGCGACGTGATGGACATCGAGCTGATGCGCCTGGTGGAGCGGTACGCGGACTATCACCAGGTCGGCTTCGTGGCGGTCTCGCGCCACGACGGCGATCTGCTCGACGCGGGCACGCACCCGATCAAGCACTACATCCACCCGGCCGCCTGATCGGAGCCGGCGTGGTCTTCGTTCGCTTCACGCGGCGGTGTGCGGGCGACGGCTGGGAGGCCGAGCGCGGCGACGTGCGCGGTCTCCCGGACGCCGAAGCCCGGCGCTTCATTGCGCGCAACCACGCGGAGGAAGTCGAGGCGCCCGTCGCGCCCGCGCCGCCGCCGCGCCCCACCGACGACACACGCACCGAACCGCCCTCGGCCGCCACGGTCGCCGCTCCAGAGCGCGCCGTGCAGCCGCGGGCTCGCGGGAGGGTCTGATGGCCTACGGTCTCGCTGACAACGTGAAGGTCGTTCGCGTCAAGCCGGACGGGAGCGGCTACACCGTCGCTGCCGGAACGGCCGCCGTCACCAGCGATCCGGTCGACACGTCCGGGTTCGCGTGCTGCACGTTCGTCCTCGGCTTCGGGGCCATCGTCACGGGCGGCGTGCAGAGCATGAAAGTGCAGCAGGGCGCCGCCTCCAACATGTCGGACGGCGCTGATCTGACCGGCACGTCGCAGACGGTGGCCGACAGCGACGACAGCAAGTGCGTTGTGTCGGAGATCGTCTTTCCGCAGGAGCGCTATCTCCGGGTCATCACCAGCCGCGCCACTCAGAACAGCACGATCGACTTCCTGCTCGCGATCCTGAGCGGCCCCGGCTCCCGTCCGGTCACGTCGGATACAACCGTGCTCGGCCGCGAGGTGGCTTCCAGCCCGATCGAGGGGACCGCCTAGCCGGGGGCCGGCCCCCGAACGGGACGCCATGGGCCTCTCGGCCGCCTACGTGCGTGTGGTCGTCGGCGGCATCGGCGATCGGACGGACGCCCGCCAGGACCTCACCGGGACTGGCGGGCTGATCGTTGAGGAGTCGATTCCCGACCTGACCGAGGACCAGCTCGTGTCGCTGGCCTTTGCCCTCGACGAGCTCCAGGTCTTCGTCATGCTGTCGACCCGCGCGCTCACAGTGAAGACGAACGACGCCGACACGCCCCAGGAGACGCTGACCCTGGCGGCAAACTCGCCGTTCATCTACATCCCAGGCTCTGGCGTCGCGTCGCCGTTCCTCGACGACGTGACGGCGCTCTACGTGTCGAATGCCAGCGGGGGCGCCGCGACCTTCACGGTCCGCGGCCTCGTGGACGCCACGCCATGACGACGCCGCTCGTCGAATACGACGACGTGACGGCCTACCTCAACTTCCACCCGACCGCTGGGAGTGACGACGAGCGGCTGCTCGAGGACGCCATCACCCGCGCGTCCGCGCTGTGCGAAGAGCACCTCGGGCGCCCGCTCGCCCGCGCGACCTACACGACCCTGCGCATGTCTGGCCGCGGCTGCGCGCTGTGGCTGAATGGCCCGATCAAGGTCGACGACGCGGTGACCGTGACGCTCGACGGCGTGAGCCAGACAGTCTGGCGCAGCGAGGCCGACGGCGACCCGATCGACTTTGACGTGACCGTGCGTTCGAGCGTTCCCGGCTCGCCGTGGTGCCCGGACCAGCTCCACCGGAACCTCGGCTGGGAAGGGGCCGGTGTCCGCGACCAGCCGATCGTCCTGAGTTACACGGGCGGTTTCACGGTGGCGCCGGATAGCGTCCGCGAGGCGTGCCTGCTCGTCGTCCAGAAGGTCTACCGCGACGGGGCGCGCCAGCAGGCCGACGTGGCGACGGTGAGCACGCCCGGCGGTGCCATGACCCTCTACGACTCTTTCATTCCGCGGCGCGCCCAGCAGATCCTCGACGCGCATCGCCGGATCCTCGTCTGATGGCCGAGCGCGCCCGGCCGGCTCCGCCCTCGTTCCTCGGCACGACGATCAACGTCACCGTTGAGGACAAGCTGCCAACGGCTGAGCAGGCGCGGGCCCGCCTCCGGCTTGCGATGCAGCGAGCGGTGGGCGTGGCGCTGGCCGCGGCGCAGCGTCAGGCGCCGCGCCGCACCGGGCGTCTGGCGGCGGGTCTCCGCGGCACGGTGGCGGACGCGCCCGGCGGCGGTCTGGTGGGCGTCGTGGACGCCGACAAGACGCGGCGCCATATCGCCCGTTTCCTCGAGCTCGGCACGGCCCAGCACGTCATTACGGCTCGTCGGGGCGGGCGGCGGCGCCGGCGCGGCGCGCGTGCGCTCGTCTTCGAGGGCGTGGGTGGGCTGCGGTTCGCCATGCGCGTCCGGCACCCGGGCATCCGCGCCCGCCATTGGCTGCAGACGGCGGGCCTGGCGGCCACGCCCAGCATCGTCGCCGCGTTTCAGGAGGCCATGCGCGATGTCGCCGGAGCGCGCTGATGGCCGAACCGGCGCGGGAAGAGGTCATCACCGCGGCCATCGCGGCGCTCGAGGCCGGCATGACCGGCACGCGCCCCGGATGGAGCGGCACCTATCCGAACCCGGTGCAGTTCCGGCGCGACGCGCCTCCGGGCGACTCCGTCACGCACCGCCCGACCATCGCGGTCGTGGCGGACACCGGCTCGACGGTCGAGATCGAGGTCACGGTCGGCGGTCAGGTCGGGATGCGGCACGCCTTCAACGTCAGCTTCGTCGGCTACGTGAAGGCGACCAACGGCGTGTCGGCGGCGACCTGGAAGCAGAGGCTCTGGGACGACTTCTTCACCGTCCTGATGGCGGCCGGGACGCTCGGCGGCAGGTGCTCGGCGATTCAGATAGGCCCGCTGGAGGACGAATGGCTGCTCGAGCCGCAGGGTGAATGGGTGCAGCCAGCAACGATCGTGTTTCACGAGACCAAGACGGTCGAGTAGGCCGAGAGGAGGGGTAACCCATGGCGGAGTTCCTTGTCAGTCGGGAGATGCGGACGACGGTGGCCATGAAGGCCGAGGTCACGGCCGGGACGGACGTGATCGCCGGTCAGCCAGCCGCGGTCAACGTTGTGCCGTACATCGTCGGGACGCTCACCCTCCAGCGGGAGCCGGCCGAGATTCAGAACCGGATGACGGCGGGCAACCTCGGCCGTGCGCCGTCGCTCCAGGGGCCTTCCATCGGCATTCTGCGCTTCAGCATGTACCCGCGCGGCGCGGGCGCGGCCTACAGCGGCAGCGTGCTCCCGGAGATGGATCCGGCGCTGCGCGCGTGTCGGCTCACGAAGACCGTGGTGACGACCACGGGCGCGGAGACGGTGGAGTACAAGCCCTCCTCGAGCGACGAGGTGTTCACGATCTACGTGCAGCACGACATCCCGAGCGCCAATGCCCTCACGTGGAAGATGGTCGGCTGCGTCGGGACGTGCCGGTTCCGTGGCACGGCCGGCGGCCCGATGGTCGCGGAGTTCACGATGCTCGGGGCCCTGTCACGCGCGGACGTGGCCTACCGCGCCGGCACGCTCGCCGTGACGCCGCAATATCCGACGCTGAAGAGCGCGGCCTTCCAGATCGGCACGAGCAACTACGCCCCGCGCATCAAGGAGATCGTGTTCGACCTCGGCAACGTGCCCGAGCGCATCTGGTCGATCAACTCGGCGAGCGGCATCGTCGGCTTCTTCACGGCGGACCGCGCTCCCATGTGGCAGATCGACCCTGAGGCTGACACCGAGGCCAACTCGGCGTGGTGGACGGCGCTGCAGTCGGGGACGCTCAACGATCTGAGCTACACGCTCGGCTCGACGCAATACGACCGCATGAAGATCCGCGGCTCGGCCGCTGCCACGCCGGGCTCAACCGTGCAGGTCGTCGAGCAGGGCGTCCTGATGCGCGACAACATCGCAGCGCTGCCCACGACGCTGCGGGCCACGCTGGACTCGGCGGAAAACGACTACGCCATCCTGTTCGACTGAGAGGTGCCGTGTGGCGCTGCTGACGATCGAGATGCTCAAGAAGCACACCGAGGGCACGGTCACGCTGCCGGCCGTCTCGGCCGCGGCGGGCGAAGACGTGACGCTGCGCTACCGCTGGCTCGGCCGCGAGGAGTATCTGACGCTAAGCCCTCCGGCCCCTCCGGGCGCGGAGAACTGGAACAAGGAGGAGGTCGCCGAGCGAGCGGAGGCGTGGTTCAACGCACTGCCGCCCGACATTCAGGAGCGCCGCCGGCAGCAGGCGCGCGATCTCCTCTACGCCGTCGTGGCCCTCGCCGCGCTCGATCCGAAGCTGACGCTCGACCAGGCGCGACAGCTCGGGGGCGATGCCGAGATCGCGGCGGTCGAGATCCTGCGCGCGTCCGGCATCCTCCGGCCCGCCCAGGTGGTGGACGCACCGCCGCCCTCGGTGAACGGTGACGCACCGGCCGCCGCCCTGCCGGAGCTGGTCGCCGCGTGAGGAATGGCGCTTCCTGATGTCCTGATCGAGATCCCTGAGCCCCGGAGCCAGGTACGCGCGCGGGACCTCCCCGCGTGCGTGTTCTTTCAGGGGTTCGCCGACGACGTGCCGTTCACGGACTGCTGGCGGGCCGCTGATTGGAACCGCCAGCACGAGGTGGGTTTGGGCATGGAGCGCTGGATCACGGGCCTGCTGACGCGCGCGGTCGTCGAGCCCATCCTGACGCCCGAGCTCGTCCACCGACTCGGGCCGTCCCGCGACGTGCTGGCGCGGGCCTACCTCGAGACGGTCGGATGGCTCCCGCGCAACCCCGACGCGGCACCGATCCCCGTGGTGGTCGCGCCCATGGGCCGGAAGAAGAAGCCGACGCCGGACATTGCGGCCCTCGTGTCGATCCCGGGCCGGAACCTCCACGGGATCTTGAAGCAGATGGCGACGCGGACGCGCACGCTCCCGGCGACGCTTTGGTCGCTCCCTATCTCGGAATGGATCTTCAACCTGCGCACCCTGGCTGACCCGCAACCCGACAGCGAGGACGCCATGCGCGTGCTCGGGCTGGACGCCTGATGGCCACCGAATCCGTCGTCGGCATCGTCATCCAGGCGCGCGACGAGGCGACGCGCGTTCTCCAGCAGGTGCGCGGCGAGCTCGCGCTCTTCGGCCCGCAGGGTCAGGTGCTCGTTGATCTCGGGAACAACGCCGAGCGGGGCGCGGCAAGCGTCCGCGCGCTGGGCACGAGCGCGTCGACCACGCTGCCGGCCATCAAGTCGCTGAGCAACGAGCTGCTGACGGGCCTGTCGCCGGCCCTCGGCCAGGTCGGCATCGCCGTCATCAACGTCGTGCAGGCGACGGACCGTCTGCGGCTGGGCCTGCCGACGCTCGCGGCGGCCGGCGCGGCAGCGGCCACCGTCTTCGGCGTCGAGCTGGTCGCCGCCGTGAACCGATCCCGGGAAGCGTTCCGCGAGTGGCAGCGAGACGTCCAGAGCTTCGATCTGTCGCGCGTGTCGCGGCAAGCGACGCAGCTGGCGAGCGATCTGGAGAAGGTCGATCAGCGGCTCAAGGAGCTCGGTAAGCTCAGCGGCCCGGGTCCCGGCGGGTTTCCCAGCATCACCGAGCGGATCGAGGAGTTCCTGCTCGGCATCCGCGGGAGTTATCTGCGCGGCCAGCAGCGCGAGACGTTGGAGGCGCAGCGGTTCCTTCAGTTCGGCGGCTCGCCTGCGCTCCCAGCGCCCGGCCAGGAAGATCCAACCCTCGCGCAAGCGCAGCGGTTCTTCACGCTGCGCGACCAGCAGCGCGGCCTCTTCGACTTCCTGGCGCCGTACCCCGGGGTCGAGGGACCGTTTCGTGAGCAGCTTCGCCAGGCCGAGGATCTGCGCGCCGAGTTGCAGGGCCGCGCGGCGGGGCGCCTCGAGGCCTTCGCCCGCCGGCGCCGGGAGTTCGATTTCGCCGGCCAGGTGCTTGGCCCGCAGCTCATGCGGGACATCGAGAGCACCGCCGGCTTCGAGCAGACGGGTCTCGGGCCGTCGCCCCAGGAGATCGTCGCGGGCTGGGCCGCCGCTGAAAAGCGTTTCTTCGAGCGGTTCCAGGCCGAGCTCGACGAGGCGGTGGCGGCGTCCGCGACGACGGGACTCGAAGCCATCGGCATCGGCCCGACGCTCGGCGAGACGCGGGCCGGCGTGTCGGCCCGCCTCGGCCGGATCGGCGAAGAGGCCCGGCTGCGTCAGGACGCGCTGGGTGTCGAGCGCGACCTGCTCGCCGTGGAGCTCGAGCGCGCGAACCTCTCCGACCGCCAGCGCGACAGCATCACCGAGAGTCTGGCCGGCCTGCGTGAGCAGCAAGAGATTGTCCGTGTGACGGCTGAGCTACAGCAGGCGCGTGAGCGCGGTGACGAGGCGCGCGTGGAGCAGCTCGAGCGCGAGCTGGAGGTCACCGAGAGCATCGCGCAGATCCGCCGCCAGATGCGGGCCGAACAGATCGCCGAGCGCGACGACCCGGTGGCCGGCGCCCTCCGCGGCCTCGAGGACTTCGAGCAGCAAGTCGGGCGGGCAGGGGAGCGGGCTCGCTTTGCCCTCCTCGGCACCATGCAAACGCTCAGCAGCGGGATTACCGAAATACTCGTGCAGGGCATCTCCGGCGATTTCGAGCGCATCGCCGACGTGGGTAAGCAGATGGGGCAGGCGCTCATGCGGGGCCTGCTGCAGGAGCTCGTCGTTGCCCCGATCGTCTCGTCGCTTTCGGGCGCGATCCGGGGGGCGCTTGGGAGCCTCGGTGGGGGCCTGGGAAGCGCAGCAGCGGCCGGGGGCGGGGTGCTGGGTATCCTCGGTCTCGGAGGGGCCACTACGGCCAGCGCGGCGGGCCTGGTAGCCCCCGGCGCAGCCGTGGGGAGCATCGTCCAGACCGCGGCTGGCCCGGCGGTAGTGGGCGCGTCAGGCGCGCTGGTCCTCCAGGGCGGCCCGGCGACCACGGCGCTGCTGTCCCGTGGCGGCGAGCCCTCGCCCGACCTGCTGGCCGGCGTCGGTGACGGCGGCACGCTGATCGGGGCATCCGGCGGTGCCGGCTTCACCGTCATGGGAGGTCTAGGCGCCGCGGCCGGCATCGCGGCCGTCGGCTTCAGTGCCTACGGCGGCTACACCTCGGCCACCACGACGCAGGACGTGGTCTTCTCCGGCCTCACGGGGGCCCTGGCGGGCGCCGCCGCCGGCGCACAGATCGGCGGCATGTACGACTCCACCGGCTATGGCGCCCTCATCGGCGCGGTGGCCGGGGCCGCCATCTCGGCGGGGGCCGCTGCCTTTGGGAAGAGCCGGAACCGGGCCAACAGCGAGGAGCGCCAGCGCGCCGAGATGCAGGCGGCGGGCACCAGCTTCCAGCCGCTCTTCGCCGAGCTGGACGCGGCCACGACCCCGGAAGAGTTCTACGACACCGTCCGCCGCTACGTCCACCAGGGGGCGGGCGGGTTGCGCTCCGGCGAGGGCGACGAGAACGCCGGCTTGGTCGTCATCCTGTCGGACGGCCGTCGGGCCTTCGACAGCGGCGTCACGCCCGTGGAGTTCGTGGAGGGCGCGGCCAAGGGCGTGACGGTGCAGATCGTGCTCGGCGTGGCGGCCGAGGTGAAGGCACCGCTCGAGCAGCGCATCGCCCGGGCGATTCAGCAGGCCGCCCAGCGCATCAAGTCGCTTGGCCCGCGGATCTTCTTCACGGAGCAGCTCGAGGGCGGCATCTCGCGGACCACGGTCCTCGGCCTGATGCGGTTGGCTGAGGCGTCTGGCCAAGACATCAGCGTCGTGGCGGCCACGCTCAACGGGCTCGACCCGGTAGCGCGGCAGAAGATCCTCGACCGCATCGCCGCGCAGGACGTGGACGGCGCCGTCGATATCTACGCCGTCGAGTCGAACCTGCAGCGCGTGCGGGTGGGGCAGCATCGGGCCGTCACGGCGGCGGCTGGCGGCACGCTGACGCCGGCCCAGGCCGGCCAGGTCAACGACGTGATCGACCAGGCCGTTGACCTTGGCCCGGACGAGATCGCGCGCCGGTTCCGCGAGGGCATCATCTCGCAGGGTGGCGGCGAGCCGTCACCGAACGATCCCAGCGGCCCGGTCGGTCCGGGCATCAATAGCGTGTCATTCGACGGTCCGAACATCAACGTCACGATGGACGACGGCACCACCCTCAGCGTGACGCCCGGCTCACCTTCGGGGCTCGCCGGCCAGGGCGTGGCCGGTGCGCTGACGGCGATGGGTGTGCCCTCCGGGCTCGCCAACGCTATCGGCTCCGGCGTGGACCTTGGGATCACCTTCGGCCTCGGGGGCATCGGCGGGATGCTCAACACGGCGGCCGGCCTGGTCGTTGGTCTCGCGAGAGGCCGCGGGCCTCTGAGCGGTCTGCCGAGCATCAGCGTGACGCCGCCGAACGCGGGCCGCGGGCTCGACCCGGACGAGGGATTCACGCCAGAAGACGACGCGGTCCCAGAGGGCGTCGTGACGGTCGGTGAGCCGACGATTGCCGACGCGCCCGACGGGTCAGGCCCGGGGGCGCCCGGAGATGGCACGGGGGGCGTTGGCGCGGGCGGGACTGGCAGCAGCGGTGACCCGAGCGCCTACGCCGAGGGTGGCTGGGTCCGCGGCCGCGGCCGGCGCGACACCGTGCGTGCAAGGCTCACGCCCGGCGAATTCGTCGCGACGCGCGGGGCGGCGGCCGAGCATGGTGCCGAGCTCGAGGAAATGAATCGCCGGGCCGCCGGCAACTACCCGCGGGCGCCCGAGCCGCCGCCCATGTCCGACGAGCAGATCGAGCAGGTCTTCACGCGGGCGCGCTCGATGAGCCTGAAGCGCGACCTCGGGTGGTTCCCGGGGGATCGAAACATGCCGCGGCCAGCGGCGTGGGCGATCTGACATGCCTCCTCCGTCCTGGACGGGTCGTGCCACGTTCTTCTACGTGCGCCTGTCCTACGGGTCGGGCCCCACGCAGATCAACTTCGTCAACCCGTGCCACATCCCGGCGGTGCCGACGCAGCTCGCCGTCCGCGCGGAGAACGTCTCCATGGGCGGCTTCCGCGAGGTACTCCACATCCGCGACGAGGTGCGCATCACGCTGCAGTTCCCGATGCTCTTCAAAAGCGAGGTGGTGGCGCTCCGCACCTATTGGGATGCCTGGGGGAAGTACGGGCATCAGGCCGCCTTGACCCTCGACCGCAATAGCGCCGCCACGGGACAGGACGAGTATGACGCCTGGAACACGTATTTCACGCGCGCGGAGTTGCTGAGCAATCCCTTTGCGCCTCAACGGCGCGTCATCAGCGACATCGTCTATGCTATCGAGCTCGTCTTTCGACAGGGGGGGGACGAGGTGTGAGGACCGAGACCGCGGCGCATCTGGCGGCCCGGATCCCGCGCAAGACCCGACCGCGGTACTTCGCGCGGTTTTCCCATGTGCCGCAGTACGGGTCAGCATCGGAGTATGACTTTACCCTGGACTTCTCGAGCGGAGACATCCAGGCCGAGACGCGGCCGAAGTATCGCGTGCTCGAGGCCATCGACGGAGCCTTCGCGCAGGTCTTTCCAGAGCAGGGCCGGGCCACGCTCGGATCGATTCAGTTGACGCTGACGAATGTCGGAAACCAAGTCCTCTATTACCTGGGGATGCTGCGCGGCACGCTCGCGAGCGGCATCACTGCCAGCGTGCCCGGACCCGGTGATGACCTCGTGCTGGCCGACACGATCAGCAACATCCCGGCGGCGGGCACGATCGAGATCGTCACGGATGGGGTCATCGAGCGCGTGAGCTATATCACGGACGGCGAGCCCACCGACACGCTCGAGGTGGTCGCGCGCGGCGTCCATGGGACCACCGCGGCTGACCATGCGGCCGGCGACGAGGTACAGAACGGCGAGCAGATCCGGCCGGGCCAGCGCTGCCAGATTTACGCCGGCTACGCCGACCTGGACGAGGAGGACTACATGCCGTTCCAGAAGATGGAGGTCGTCGGCCGGCGCCTCCACGAGGACGGCGAAGCGTTCGTCATCGAGCTGGCCGACATCCAGCGGACGCTCAGACGCGAAGCGTTCTTGACGGCCTCGAGCGAGGCGCCGATCACGTTCTTCGGCGACCCGGTCGGCCTGGCCTTGCAAGTGCTCACCTCGACGGGGACGGGCACCAATGGTCCGTTTGACGTAATGCCGGCGGACTGGGGCCTCGGCATCCCCGAGGCTTACGTGGATAGCGGGGCGTTCACGGATGTGTCCCTGCTGATCTCGCCGCCGACCTTCACGTTCGACATCCGCGCGCCCGTGACGGCCAAGGACTGGCTCGAGCAGGAGATCTTTCAGCCGCTCTCGTGCTACCCGGTGGTCACGCAGGATGGTCTTTATAGCATCCGGCGCTTCGGGGGATTCCGGTGACCACGGTCGGACATTGGGTCGCGGCGGACGCCGGCGGGTCTGGCACGACGCTTGTCGACCGCAGCGCGGGCGGGTGGGATGGCACGCTGAGCGCCGGCTGCACGTGGGAGACGTTCGCGTCCGAGGCGGCCGTCCGCTGTCCGTCGAGTGATCGTGTCGAGACGAGCACGAGTTACCCCGCCGTATTCCAATCCCCAGGACAGGACAGTTCGGGCGAGTGGACGGTGTGGTTCCGGGGCGGCTTTCATTCCTTGGCGACGACCCGTCCGGCCGTCATTGGGCGCGACATGGGCGGCGGGCAACCCGTCGCGGCGCTGACCTACCTGGTCGCGTCCTCCAAGCTCCAGATGTGGCAGCCGAACTTTCAGCCGCTCGGCGATGCGAACACGCTGGTCATCGATACGATCTACGTCCTCGTGGCTCGGAAGTCGCGCCAAGGGGCCCTCATCACGTACCGCATCTACGACGCGGGCGGCACTCTCATCGACAGCGCCGCCGTCGACGACAGCTCCAACTGCAACCCGATTACCGGCGTGCCCCTCTGCCTCGGATGGGGTGGCGGCGCGTTCTTCAACGGTGACATTGCCGGTGTGGCGTGGCGGGTGGAGGACACGGCTGTCGATGATGACACCATCGACGCCATCGCCGCGGATGTGGAGCTCGCCGGGACCGTCCCTGATCCCGCCGATGAGCCCGAACCAGACACCGCGCTCGTGGGCCACTGGGTCTCCGCGGACTCGCTCGGCGCCGGGGCCGTCATACCTGACCGGGCACTTGGCAATGACGCATATGTGCACGAGCTCGGAGCGTCGCCGAGCAGCAGCCAATGGGGGACGATGGACAACGCCTGTGTGTCGTGGCGCACGACGCCGAGCGCGGGCTCTGCTGGCGGCGCCGTGGCCCCGGCGCTCGCAGCCTACGACGTGACGGACTTCACACTGATCGTCTGCGGAGAAATGGGTGGCAACCACACGTTTGCGTGGAGCCACTACGGCATGGCCGAGCGATTCCCGCCCGGATGTGATGGCTCGATTGCGAGCGGGGGGCCGTGGTGGACATTCGGACTGAGAAACGACGGGCTCGGCGGCATCAACCCGAAACTGCGGTTTCGGCATAGCGACGGGGCTACGGTTGAGGGTATCGAAAGTCCCGCACTCCCGGTGCCGAAGTTCGTGCAGATCGGCACGGCCGCTCCGGGCGGCTCGACAATGTCGAGCGTCTATCTCTGCGGGGTCAAGCGCAGCGGCAACACATTCACGTACTTCTGGAAAGGCGCAGTCTTTCGGAGAAGTACGGGGCTCCCCATCGATCCCGACACGGGCGATCCGGCCGAGATCCCCGACGCCGTCGTCATCGGGACAGACACGAGCACCCTCGTGAGCGGCACCGTCGACGCGCCGCTGCGTCTCTTCGGCGGCTACGACATCGACTCGTTCGGGAGCGCGCAAGACAGCTCGTGGGCCGCGATGTGGAACGCGGCGCTGTCGGACTCGGACATCTTGGCTCTCATGGACGCCGGCTATCCAGCCTGTGGCACCCTCCCGCCCGCTGGCTGCGATGACGACCTCACGGACGACGACATCATCTCCTTTCGCTGGGACGCCGGAGACAGCCAGCTCGTCAATCGGGTGGTCTGCGAGTTCGACTACGACGCGGCGGCTGACTCCTACGATAAGATGCTGATCTTCTCGCACGACTCGAGCATCGCGCGCTACGGCCCGCGCCCGGAGCTGCGCATCCGTTCCAAGGGATTGACCACGGCCAACGACGCCGACGACTTCCTCGAGGACCGCGCGCGCGAGATCTTCACCCGCTTCGGCGACGCCCCGCCCGCCGTGCTGCAGGTCGAGTGCTTCTACCGCAAGGGCATCGCCTGGGAGGTGGGAGACATCATCTGCGTGTCCTCGGCCTTCATTCCGAATCTCCAGATCAGCGGACGCGGGATCTCGGAAGAGCAGTTTGAGCTCGTGGACGTGCGCCCGCAGTTCGGCGACCGCGGCAAGCTTGTCGCCACGCTGCTGGACGTGGAGGCCGTGAGCGACCAGCCACCGCTGCCCGTGAGCATCACGGAGCCGGGGGCGACGTTTGAGCCGCTCACCACCCTGGGTCTCTTCGGCAACACCTTCGGGACATGGACATGAAAGGGATCCGATCATGACCGTTGCGGCCGGTGACGCGCATCCGTGGCCGATCTATAACGCCCGCTTCCGGTGCGTGTTCCCGATTCGCGATAACGATGGTGACCTCGTGACGGGCGCGGCCGACCTCGACAGCGAGGTGAGCCAGGACCAGGGCACGTTTGCCGACGCCACGAACGAGGCCACAGAGATCGCCACGAGCTCCGGGATGTACTACCTCGACCTCATCGCGGGCGAGCTTGACAACAAGTGCGCGGCCGTCATCGTGAAGACCAGCACGGCCAACGCGAAGACCTCGCACCTGGTCCTCTACCCGCGCCGCTTCCCCGTCCTCCGCACCGGCACCGCCCAGGCCGGGGCGGCCACCACGATCACGCTCGACGCCAGCGCCTCGGCCGTCGACGACTTTTACAACGGCATGTATGTCAACATCACGAACAACAGCCCATCCAACGTGCAGGGCCAAGCGCGCCGAATTACCGACTATGTCGGCAGCACACAGGTTGCCACCGTCGAATCTGCCTGGGGGACGAATCCCTCGAGCGCCTCGACCTTCGAGATCCTGCTCGTTGACGATGGTGTCGGCAACCTCGTGGCGTTCGCGAGCAACCCGGAGGGGCTGACGCGGCTGGATCGCCTGACACGCGCCGTGACGCTGGTCACCGTCGACTCCGGCGCGACGACGACCAGCATCCCGACCTCGTCGCTGAGCCCCGCCGCTGGCGTGGCCGATCAGTTCAAGAATGGGATCCTCGAATTCCATCAGGCCACCACGACGGCCAACCTGCGCGGGACCCGCACGAGGATCACGGCCAACACGTCCGGCGGCACGCTGACGGTCTCGCCGGCTCTTCCCGCGGCGCCGGCCAGCGGGGATACCGCGGTCATCGTGTGATCCGGCGTCGTGCCTGACGAGCCCGCCCAAAAGCTGGCGATGCTGATCCACGACAGCAACAACGCGCTGCAGGTCGTGGGGTCGCGCTTCGAGCTCGCCGAGAAGGCCTGTGGCGACCTGATGGCCCTGCCCGACGAATGGCTGACGGCGGCGACGGTGCGGCCGGTCATCTGGCGGCTGCTCGAGCACATCGGGAGCGGCAAGAAGGCGGCAAACCGCGCGGGGTCGCTGGGGCGCAAGGCGCTGCCGCTCGCCACGGAGCTCATGGCCCCGAACGCGACCGAGGTGGAGCTCAACGCCGTCATCGAGGAGGTGATGGCGGACGTGCGCGCCTGGCTGGAGTTCAAGGGCATCCAGGGCGTCACCGTGCGGGCGCAGGTCGCGGCGATGACCCTGCGGGCCCAGGTCAACGCGGAGGATCTGAATCGAGCGCTCGAGAACTTGACCCGCAACGCCGTCGACGCCATGCCCAGCGGCGGCGAGGTCACCATCTCGGCCATTGCCCAGGACGAGATGGTTTGTGTGCAGGTGCGGGACACGGGCCTCGGGATGGATGGGGCGACGCAGGCCAAGTGTTTCGAGGTGGGCTTCACGACCAAGGGGGCGCGGGGCACGGGCCTGGGCCTGCTGCAGGTCAAGCGGTTCGCCGACGAGCATGGCGGGCGCGTGCGCCTGGAGTCGCGCCCCGGGGCCGGGACCATGTTCGAGATCTGTGTCCCGCGCGCCCAGGAGACGCGCCTGCCCGGAGGCATCGCATGAGCGTGGACAAGTCGCCCCCGCGCCGCACGACGGACGACGACGGCGACGACCACCGCGCGGAGCGCCGCCAGATCTCCGGCGACGAGGTGCAGGTCGGGGTCGGAAAGTACACGCTCACCCTCCGGGGTGGGATGGTGATCTCCGTGGTCCTGGGCCTCGCCATCCTCATAGGCATCGGCTACCAGATCCGCGACCAGGAGCGATTCCAGGCCGAAGTGCTCTCGAAGATCGACGCCGGCACCCGCGCCACGATCAGGGCGACGCACGAAGGCTTCGGGCTCCAGACGTGTGTGCTCGCTCTCACGCCCGCCGAGCGTGTCCGCTGGCGTGAGAGCCGAGAGCCGCGGCAGTGGTTGCTCTCCATGTGTCCGAGCCTGCTGCTTCAGGCGCCTGAGACGCCGGCGCCGTGACACCCGCGGAATGGGCAGAGATGTGGGAGCTGTTCCACAGCCTGTGGGGCTCCGACAAGCGCAGCCCGAGCTACCGGAAAGCGAAGTGGATGCGGCTGCAGCAACTCCTCGAGCGCGAGCACAACCGGGCCGAGGACTCGCCGGAGACGATCCTGTGAATCCCATGAGAAGGAGACCCGCTGTGCTGGTATTCCTCCCCGCGTTGCTGTTGCTGCTCGGGCTTCCTGGCGCCTCACAGGGGCAGTCCTGCACCATCCCGACGGGGGACGTCACCATGCCCCCGGCCTGTGCGCCCGGCACGTACCTGAACACCGGGCCGGCGCTCACGATGCCGCTCAAGCCCACCGAGCCGCCCCCGCTCCCACCGACCAGCGGCGACGGGCCGGTGAGCGCCTGTCCGGCCGGCCAGTGGTGCACGGTCGCGTCCACCATCTCGCAGGTGTATCCGACCCCTCGGCCCCCGGGGACCCCCGGCCAGATGATGGCCTACTCGGGCGGCGTGCTCCGGACCACCGCCACCCTCTCCCAACTCGTGGTCACTGGCGGTGGGCACAACGACTACGGTGGAAACGAAATCTATGGTC